CCTGTGTTATTGATGTTGTTAATATATTCTCTCAATAATCCTTTCTGGTCTTCGGTTAGATTTTTGTATTTACTATTAAAAGATTCTACTAATAATTTATATGATACTGCTCTTAAATCATCATCTTGTTTTCTATATTCTTCCAAAACTGCATCTTTTACTTTTACATCTTTGTTTTGAATAGATGAATTAATAATGTTTTCTGCAATAGTAAATCTAGATGAAACTATATCCGTTGGGTCAAATGATTCTTCGGATGTAACGGTTTCAAATATCTTATAAATAGATGCAAGAGTTTTGTAGTTTGATATTGGAGATTTAATAAACTCATCCAAATTATAAGTTTCCTTAATTTCTTTAATAAGGATATACTTTTCTTTTGTAAGTTTTTTCTCATCAATTTTTTTACGAGCTTCCAATATCGTATTGATAAATTGTTCAGCCTTTGATTCTGAATTATATTTTTCGTTTATCAAATATTGATATAACTTCAATTCTTTAGATAATTCTTTTTTAGAATTAAAATGTTCTTTTAAAATCTTTTCTGCAATTGATTTATTAGCAGACATGATTTCGGAGGTAATTTGTCTTACTAATAATTCAAATATAAATCCAGTATTTTTGAACTTCGAATGTTTTATTTTTTTCATCAATTTGTCTAATTTGTCAGATATAAATATGTTTTTATATTAGTTTATTACTCTTTTGTTAAATCTTCGGTTAAAATAGTTCTTTTATTACCATCCATATCTTTAAATATCTCTTGATAATTGTTTCTTGGTTTGTATTTTACAGAACCTTCTTTTGTTTTAAGTGTCTTTATACCCAATGGGTCTCTACCTTCTGGATGGTCGTCTTTGCCATATCTAACAGGGTCTTTTGGTCTACCTACATTACCATCTTCTTCCAATTCCGACTTTAATTTAGTCAATTCTTCTTCTACATTGGTAGGGCCTTCGGTTCCAGTTTCTTTTGCAGGGTCAACACCTTGTGTTTCAATTGATGTTAATCTAAATGCTTGTTTTGTATCATCTAATACTGCAAGTGTTAATTCGTCTTGCTCATCTTTAGCCATTTTCATTACCGTCTCATACATCCACTCTTTTGAGAACATTTTGGTTTGTTGCATTTGTTGAATCAATGCTACCTTTGAAGTATATAATTCAACTTGCTCTTGTTCATAGATTTTAGATGGAATAGTTAATTCTAATGTAAAGTTGGTCAAATTGTCATCATCTATACCTTGTGCATATAAGTGAACGATTGCAATTTTAGTTAATTCTGAAATCAAAACTCTTTGAACTCTTTCAATTGTTTTTGCAAATCTAACATCCATTGATGCAAGAGTTGCTTTACCATTTGTTTCTTCTTCATACCCTAAGAAAGCTTTTGGAATTTTCAATGCAGCCATTAACTTACCTTTTAGGTAGTTAATATCATCAATCATATTGTATTCCAATCCTTTTAAAGTATCAATTGAAGTACCATTATCATTACCACGTACTGGCATGTAATAATCTTCAATTAAGTTTTGTACATTATATTTTAAGTTATACTCACCCGTTCTTTCGTCAACAAATGGAACTTTTTTAGATGAGTTAATAATTTTCTGCATGTAGTTATCCACTTCATTTGGTGGAATATTACCTACATCAATTTTAAAGATTCTTTTTTCAGGAGCTCTCATTACTCTATGAATCAACATAGCATCTTCCATTAACATTAATTGTTTCCAAACTCTTCTCGCACCTTCTACCATTGATTTTCCATAAGGTAAAAAATTGGAATCCGAATTTAAACGGAAGTGGGCCATTTCATAGTTTTCAAATTCTTTTTTTGGAGTTTGTCCATATCCTCCCAATGGGTTTTGATATGGTGCATATACAAATTTAACTCTTTGTGGGTTTTGTAAATCAAATCCTTCAACTCTACTCACTTCATAAGTAGATAGTGGCATTACATTAACAATACCAACATTTTCTGCCATCTCCAATTGTAAAAAGAAATCACCATATTTCACTAAGTTTCTTGTCCATGGCCATAAGTTAAATTCAACATTAAGAATATCATAAAATAGATTTTCTAATATTTGTTTAACATTATCATCGTCATGATGTATCTTTAATACATTTCCTTGTTCATTTCTAGCAGTACACTCATCTGCATATACATCTAATGCTGATGACAATATCGGGTCAGTATCCATTGAATCATAATCTCTAAACAAATCAATTCTAACTTGTTGATATGCCATCGATGATTCTACTTGTCCCGTTCCGTAGTTTGTTACTTTCAACTTCATAAATCTATCAACAAGATTGGTGGTCATATTTTGCCACTCATCCGTATCGATAACTTTTACACCATCGGCCGTTTTACGGACAATTGTATTTGTTGAAAATAATTTTTGTAACCTACTAAATATTGATTTATCTGCCATTTTTATATAATTCTATTTTTCTAAATATACGGAAAATATTTGAGTTTACCAAATATTACCACTTTCTACAACTCCAATACCTTGCCTTATGTCTTGGTCCTGGACTATCACAATTATGTCTTGCTCTAAAGGATTTTCTTGCTTTAGGATTAGACTTTCTTATTCTCATTGTTTTCTCACCTTTGGATGCTGCGGATGTTCCACCATGTCCAAAGTTTACTTTAACAACATTCCCTGCAGGATTTTTTACATATACCTTAAATTTCTTAACATCACCTGCCATTGGTTTACCCAACTTAACTTCTCTACCTTGATATTCTGCTTCATAAACACAATTACAATTTGCTTCACTTAAATCCTTAGAGTATGTTCTCATAAATGAAATGAAATCTTCCATATCCTCATCTTCTACATCATATTCTTCAGGTTCAACTAAACCATAATTTACATCATCATCACTATCAATATCTTCACTTACAGGTACACAATTTGGTACCATCTTACCATCTTTCATTTTTCCACCAACGGCTTTATATCCATCCCAACAATCTTCACAAAGTGCACTGACTTCTCCCTCATTACAAGTTTTCCATCCACCACCTTTTGATTTGTAGTTTTTTGCTGCCCATCCATTTGCGTAAGCTGATGGGTATACATCAAATTTAGATTTTGCAGCTGATTTGCTTGCAGACCACTTACCTGGGTCGGTTGGGCAATTCTTTTCTAAAAATAAATTTAGTTTTTCTTCTATGTTCATAGTTTCATTTTTTGGTTTTGTTGAAACATATATTGGTGTTTTACCTTGTCCACTACTATTTTTACCGCCTCTTCCCGCATCGTTTTGCGCAGCTCTCTTTCTACGAGTTGCACTTTCTTTTTCTTTTTTACTCATTCCGGCAGCTTTTGCAGCAGGAACACATTTTGCATAACCCTTTTTTTCTCCTGAAGTTCCACATGGTGGGTGTTTACCATCGACTTTTTTTCCGATGTTTACCCATTTTTCTTTAAACCATTTATTTAAATCTTCATTCATTTATAAGAGTTTCAACATATAAATATAAAAAAATTATTTAAGTAACCATGTTAAGTTTTCCGTCTGACCTTTACCCAAATCCATTTCATATGGGTTTTTAGATAAATGGCCGGTTGATATAATTCCTTCGTATTTATTTATTTGTGCTGAGTTTAACATTTGCTTTGTCAAATCTATACCTTCTTGTTTTAATCTTAATGCAGTATTACGCACCCAAAGTCCAATACCTAACGCCATAATAAGGTCATCATTATATCCTTTCATTGCTTCTGCTCTACCACTCTGCCAAATAAATGTAAACATCTCATCTATTAATCTACTTGAACGAATTAGAATATCTTTTTCATTCATATATGTGTCTAATGCTGAGATGATAAGTGGACGAGTTTTACTGGTTGTTGAAAATCCTGCAACCATTTGTCTTTCATCTCTATAATATTTGTTTGACATTTGTCTTTCGGTATCGATATATTTCAAATCATTACTCATATAGAATAGATTTTGATATCCTCTATTGATAATTTGTTGAATACATGCCCAACCTACATTTGAGTTCTCTACTACTAAAAGTGCGTTATTATATTCGGTTGCCAATGCAGTTAAGAAGTTTCCAAAATCTTTTGTGTCAATTTTACCTCTATATTCTGCAACTTGTGAACTATCTTCGATGTCTATAACTTGTGCAGTAGAATAGTCAGCTCCGTCACCACGTGCAACGTCCGCACATACCATATATGCTCTATTGTAATTTGGATGTTCCCATACCCAAAGATTATTGTCAAATCCTCTTTTTTGTGCAGGTTCCATCACATATGTATCTTTATACCATGTCAATAATGCCGGTTCAAATACCGTATCTCCCGAACCAACAAAGTCACAATCACATTCTTGTGCTGCACCTTTAATTCCTAAGATACGAGTTTGTTCGTCTCTCCATGATTGATTTCTTTCTGGATGAACTGTCCAATGTAGATTGATATTATTAAATCCGTTTTGTCCACTTTCTCCGTCTACCCACATTTTATGAAACCAGTTACCAATACCATTTGGAGTAGATAATACGATTGCAGCACCACCCGTTGATAGGGTTGATTGTGCTGATAACCAAATCTCATCAATATCTCTAATGAATGCTGCCTCATCCACAACTAATAGGGATAGGGCTTCAGAACGACCTGCGTCCGGAGAACTTGCAATTGCTTTTACTTGTGAACCATTTTTTAATTTAAGAGAAAGTTTGTTATCTTCCACCGAACTACTACCCCCATCTCTTAACCAAATAGGAAGTAAGTCGTGCATAACTCTTACCTTCTCTACCAGATTCTTAGCTACGGTCACTTTCGTTGCGATTACCAACGCATTGAAGTCTTGATTGAATAACATCTTCCATAAAATGTATCCCGCAGATAAGGTCGATAGACCCAACTGACGAGATTTAAGAATAATGTTAAAACGATTATCTTTAAAGTCTGTTAAACAATTTTCCTGGAATGGATAAAGGTGAAAGGGTATTTTTCCTCTCACCGGATGCTGAATGACACAATACTTCTTCATAAAGTAAATTGGGTCTAACGCACATTTGCGATATTCTTCAGCAATTATCTCTTTTAAGGTTTTCTTAGGTTGCCCTTGAACTCCCATTATTTTTTGAATTTAATCTTCCAATAAACACCACCACCAATATATGGAGATAATGTTCCATTGGTTCCATCGGATACTCTATTAGCAACACCAATACCTAAATTATAGATTTTATCTTTTTTAGTTTTTATAAGTAATCCTGCACCAACATTTGAAACCACATCTTCTTTGTTAAATCCACCAGTTAAACCATAGTATACTTGTGTTTTTGGTAATTCTTTAACAATCATAGTTTCTTTTATAGTTCTTTGTTTAACACTTGCATTAAATGTTCTACCCAATATTTTGTTTTGCGTGATTGTGTCCAAAATAGAAACAGTTCCCAATGAATCAGGCAAAACCAATGTATCTTTGTATAATACCTTTGAATAGTAATCTTTTAATAAAGCCATAGTATCTACTATTGCAGGAACTTGTACCTGTACTTCTTTTTCAACGATTGTTTCGTGATAAATATCTTCACCCTTTTTAGTTACTACTTTTGTTTTTACAATATCAATTGTATCAATTTCATGTTTGATAACTTCGTATGCTTTACCTTCAATATAAACTTTTTTACCAGGTAGAATATCACCTGGGTTAAACCATTGTAATAATATAAAAATGATTAAAGCTGCAATTGCAATGTTTTTAAAATTCAATAATTTTTTCATAATTTTTATTTTTTAATTAATTCTGGATGATTTAACTCAACCAATTTTTCTTCTAATAACCTTTTTCTTTCTATTAATAATTCAATGGCTTCATACGCTCCATCGATGTCTTTTTTCAAATCTGTTTTTACTTTTTCAATATCTACTTCCCATGTCCAAGTTTCAGTTCTACCATCTTCGGTGATAATTTCCATTTGTTTTCTAATACCACTTAAAGCTTCTTCATATCTATCCTTTAATTCTCTAACATAAGCAAGTTTGTTTCTTGTTATCTTATAATCTTCATAGAATGGATATGTTCCATCTTCTTTTAAACCATGTTCAAACTTTGCAAGACAAACAATACACATTCCTGTTTTACGAATTAGTTTTTTGTCTGCATTACTATATGATTCTGTTTTACAATCTTCTGATGAACATGTACTCAACTTTTGTAAAAATTGTCTTACATCGTCCATTTGAGTGACTGCAACTTTAAATCCTTCTTTTTGTTCCCACTCTTTTCCTTCTTTGTCAGTCCATCTTTCACCAACCTCTCTCGTTTCTTCAACCTCACCTTCATATCCAAAATGAGTTTGATTATTATCCGTTCTTCCAAAAACCGTGTCTATGATAAGTTTACGAGATTTGTGCATCCCTTTTGATTTCTCATCAAAACTTTTTCTTTTTGCCATATTTCTATACTTTTATAACTGTTTCTTTATACTATATATATCAAAATTATTCGTAAAAAATACCCAAGATTTGATTTAGTGGTGCAAATGAACCTGTAAGTTTATAAGTTTTTCCATTATAAAAGAACACCAATCCTTCGGTTGCAACTATCTTATCAATACCACCCAAAGCATTTAATCTACTTAATTCTTGTTTCAATTTTTGAACTTTGGATTGGTCTCCACCACTTCTAACCTGTGATGCAACTTGTTTTAGTTTTTCTTTCATTGACCTAATTGCCTTATCAGGATGAACAGTCAATACCGAACTTACAAATTCTAAAACATCTGCACCCACTCCTAAAAATAATTCTTCGAATGGTCTAATATTATCTTTTTGTTGCTTTATAACATTTACCTTATCTTGTGTAATTGCCCACTTTTGTAATTCTTCATTTGATATTGTATTCAATCTAAGTGACTTATCTCCAAATGCCCATCTTCTAATTAATGATTCTTTTGTAAGTTTATCAACTTTTACAGGTGCATTTGATGTAATCCACCAATCCCACCAACTTTGATGATAGTCTGCAACATTATCGGAATCACTTAATCTAAATTCGTTTTGTAATTTATTTAATTTAGAAAGATACTTACTTTGTTTAGAACTTAAATTATCATTTTTAGGTATACTTGTAATTGGTGGGCCCTGTATTGTATATTTTGATTGAACATCTGCGTTTACTTGTTTAATCATCCCTGCCAATATATTTTCTGCACCATCTACTTGTCCCACCGCAACCCCACTTTCGTTATACTGAATACAATTATGGAAAACCAATAAAGCTTGTCCGTAAGGAATTACATTTACCGATGTTGGCCAAATAACTTCAATATTCATAAAGTTTTTACCTTCACCAAAAATTCTTTCTTTTTGTTTTTGAGATAAAGATGATATTGCTGCCGATAAATCTTTCATTGCAAAATTATACGCGTCTGTCAATCCACCTCTTCCGGTAAATTTAGCTGCGACACCTTCGATTCCCAATGCGTTTGCTCCGGCATTTTGTAAATGTCCCTTATTTCTTGCTGCAATTAATCTACCATTTTTCCAACTTATTGCTAAAGCTTGTCCATCGGTTTTTTCTCTAACTACTCCCAAATCACCATTAAGAGCATTTGTTATTATATTTTTTAAATCACCAAAAGTTAAATCCATATCATCAAACGGATGTGACATATGTCCATATGCTCCACCTTCTAATAATAATGATTCATTCAAATCTGGTTTAATATTTAATTCTTTTTCCATTTGGATTATTTCATCATATCCCATATTACGAAGTGATTTTGCAACCATATTTGGATTTGCTGGCATATTTGTTCTACCAAAAAGATATGCATTTATTCTTTTTCTAAATGTTGAATCTCTGTATAATTTTATAATATTCATAAAATGGACATCTTTATTACCCATTTCGTATATGTTTTGGCCTTTTTGACCCAATCTAAATGTTGCTGCTTTCTTACCATTTATTGTTGGCATTCCGTAGTCATCCTTTCCAATATCTTTTACAACGACTTTTTTATTTTTGAATTTACCCATCAAAACTTCATCACCCTTATCAACATCTATATTGATATCTTCATTGTAAATTTGTTTATTGATTCTACCATATTCTCTCATTAAGATTCCTGCTACGGCGTGTGCTTGATTTTCTATTGGAGAACCATCTGCACCATCTTTCATTGGATTTTTAACCAATCCCAATTCATCTTGCTTTCTATGAACCATTTCGTGTGCAAGAGTTCTCAAAATATCTGCCGTTAATCTACCTTCGGTTGCAACATATATTTCTTTTGTCATTGGGTCAAATCCACCTAAACTGGTTTTTACTTCCGCAAATTCTCTACCACCAACTAAACTTATCTTTGGATTTTCTTTTAATTTTAATCTTTTAGTTGCAAACTCTACAAAATGTTGAATAGATTGTTGTTTTGATTCGGAAATATTTTCTTTCATCAAATCCGAAGCGTTAGCCATAGATTGATTTTTATTTCCTTCTTTTTTATATTTTTCAATAGTTTTTAATAGTTGTTCATCGGAAAGTTTATAATTTTGCATTATTTCCAATGTTTTTTTCATAAAGTTTGGTACAAATTTTTTAGTATCAAACCCTTCTTCACCATTTTTATTTTCAAATATACCCGCAGCTCCTAATGCGATACCCACACCTGATGCTTGTGTTGCATTTGCTCCCAATGCTTCGGCAGCTGAGTGTTTTACAATATCTTTCATTATATAAGAACCCAAATGTCCTCCTCCAAATTTGGCTGCTATCTTTGCTCCAGCTCCTTGTGCCATTGCACCAAGTCCACCACCTTTGGCAGCTGCAGCACCCGCTCCTATTATACCACCTGTAACTGCTATTGAACCAACTATTAATGCGGTTGTTTTTGCAAGTGTTTTAATACCGCTTTTTTGTCTTTGACTTTCTTTCCAAGACTTTTCTGCCAATTCTTTTTCTTCTGGTGTTAAATCTTCTCTATATACGGGTTCTTTTTTTGTTTTTGGTTTTCCTAATATATTTTTATCTTGTACTTTGTTTCCGTCTTTATCCACCACATCATGTCCATGTTTATCTTTTTTATAAACAGGAACTTCTTGCATCTTTGGGCCCCAACCTTCAGCTGCTGAACCTGATTGTGTATAATCATTCCAATGAACATTATTTCCATCTTTATCTTTAATACTTCCTATTTTACCAGTAGTTGCTATTGATTTTATAGCTCTTCCAGTTCCTACCATCATTTCTACATTATGGTCAATTACATGCTTAATACCATGTGCAATATAAGATGCTGCTTTTTTTATTGAATTAATAGCTCCTTTTCTTTCTTCGGATTGTGGATTATTTACTTTATCAATTGATTCATTATCTTCCGGAGACATTTCTTTTCTAGCTTTGTCTAATGTCTCTTTTGTTTGTGCAACTTTTTTATCTTCTGGTGACATTTCGGCTGATGATTTTAATTCTGCTCCACTTAATTTTTGTTCAGGTGGAACTTCTTGCTTTTCTTCTCCTGGTTTATTTTGTGCAGATTTTTCTTTTTCAGTATCGGTTTTACCCTGTGCAGTTGTACCCTTATTAACAGGTTGACCAGGTTGAGATGGTTTTGGTTCGTTTGCAGGTGCATCCGATGGGCCTTTTGCCATACTTTTTTCTTTTTCAGCTGCTGCTTCTGCGGGAGTCAATGTTCTTATTTTACCATTGTCCGATTTATGAGTTGCGGGTTTGGTTTTATCGGTTGAATAATATCCACCACCTAAATGGACTAATCCCATTTTTTCAGCTTCAGATTCCTCTGTAAAATATTGTTTAGTAAACTCTTGAAATAATTCTTCGGTAACTACTTGATTTAATAATTCTGTAATCGGGTCATATGGATTTAATTCATAACCACTAACCAATTCCGTTACCGAACCTGTTGGTGCACCATTTATATATCCTCCGGGCAAATTTAATCCAACTCCTATTCCTCCTGGAAATCCTTCACTTAACTTTGTTGTTATCATTTTAAAAATATCTTTATCAAATTTTGGATATGCTTTAAGAAAAAACTTTTTAGCTTTTTCTTTATCACCACTACCCAATCCATTACGAACATCCGTTCCACTTATTGGATTTTTTTCAGCAGGTATTGGATATGTATAACCTATCTCATCATAACCATAACCAGCCTTGCCTCTATATGGTTTAAAATATTTTCCCTGTAATCTTGTTGCGTCTTTGTCACCTACTGCTGCTATGTATGCAATCGTTTGGCCATCGTATTTTTTTAATATTTCTGCAGGTCTATATGGATTGTTTACTTTTACAAACTTAGTAGATGGAACACCAAACATTTTGGTTGCAATTTCTTTTTTCTCATTAAAAGAAAATGGAGATTTATCAGATGATGTATCGTTTGATGTTGCAATATAAACATTTGCAGAGCCAAATTCGTCTACTAATCTCTGGTATGCGTCATAGTGTCCTCTGTGAAATGGTTGAAATCTACCTGCGTATACCACAACCTCACCCTCTATAATTGGTTTATTTACTTCGTTAAGATTCATAGATATAAATATCCTAAATTAAATTATCACCAATTAAAAATTTTATCATTTTTTCCATTTCGGAATTATATTTTAATGGTTTATTGACACTTTTTCCATATTCTAAAAATAATTTTTGATTATACAAACATATATTTTTAACATTATTTAAAAATTCGTCTTTTTCTTGTTTAGTTTTATTTGCAAATTTATCTATCTCTATTTTAATTAATTCCAACCTTTTAAAATCATCATACTCCGCATCATAACTCTCATCTATGTATGGATGAAATGTTTTATATCCAAATCTATTTTGTAGATATTCTAAAGATTTTGCAGGGCCTGCTAATATAAATGGTTGACAATGACCAATTGGTTTGAATACTTTTTCACTTAAATACCCACTTGGAAAATCTGCAGCTTCTTGAAAAAATACAGATTCGGTTACAATACTTAAATATGAATTTAAATATATGTCTTTGTTTTCAAATCCAAATCCAGAAATAATTGTCAAATCTTGTACATCAAGAAGTGAAGATGTTTCGGTAACTAATTTACCAAATTCTTCATTTCTATCGTATTGATACATCAGGTCTATAAAATATTGTATATAAAATTTGTTATCCCAGGAAACTAAACTATTTTCAAGTCCTAATTTATGCAAATGACTTAATAATAATAATCTGTGTAATTTCCAATGTCTACTTAATAATAAAAAATCTTTCTTATCTTTACCTATACTTTCTATAAACTCTTCAGGAGTTGTAACCGAAGTGGGTGTTGGTACTACTTTTCCAAATTGCGGTTCAAACGAATCGTTTCCCCAATATGAAAAATCTGGATTATTAAATTTATTATCAAATTCTTGAGCTTTAGTTAACATATTATAACTATAATCCATAACTTTGTAATTTACACCCAAATTTTTTAGATTATTTTTTAACTCAAAGTCTGCAAATATAAAATACACTTTTTCATCATCTATATTATTTTCTTTTGTAAATTTTACTATTTTTTCAAAATTTTTAGTTTGAAATGCAGTTCCACCATCACATATGTAATTAATTAACAATTTTCCATTTCCATTAACTATTTCATCCAAAGCTACTTTGGAAATATTATTTAATGCAAACTCATTGTAAAATGGATGGTTACCAAAAAAGTTTTCCAAACTTGCAAAAGGTTCAATGATATAAAACCAATTATAATTTTTACCGATTTTTCTATCTTCTTTTATTTCGTATACTGATTTTTTTTCAGCATAGTTATTATACATATTTGTATTGTATAATGCCCAATGATTGTTCCAACGATTTGTATAAAATTCAAGAGAATCGGAATAATAAAAATCAGATGCTGAATGTATTGTACTTAAAAACTTTGGACTCATGCAATTTGGTTGTTCACCATTATATGTCATCACATCATATCCAAGTATTATAATTCTTTCCATTTAAAAGTTTTTATAAATGAATGGGTCTCTCTTTTTAAGTTCTTCCAGTTTTTTCTTTAATTTCTTTTTCATTTTATAGTTGTCATACCATTTAATAAAAATAGAAATAATAGGTAATTTTTTTAACATAATAATTAGTTTTTATAATATAACTCTGGCCATTCAACTATAATGTGAACTCCACCTTCGTCATATGCATTAGTGTAGATACTATAAATATCTTCATAAGATTTTAATTCATGTACTTTTGTAAATTGTAATATAGATTTAAATTCTTGTGTATAATCATTTCTATGTTGAATTCCTGGGTCTAATGGGTCTTTACTACCAACCCCAACTCTAATGATAATACTGACTTTTTTACCTGTCATATGTTCAAATTTATCAGCATGATTAATTAACTGATTTGCTGCAGACACTAAAAAATCCCATCTTGGATAAAATGATATTACAGTTTTACCAGTAATTGCCATACCCAAACTCATACCCATTTGTGTTTCTTCCATTACTGGAACTTCAATCATTTTTTCCTTTGGTACTTCTGTTAGGGTTGTACTCATAGGATTTCCTGCGTAAACTATTTGTTGTCCTATAAAGATTGTATCGTCTTTTTCAGCAAGAAATGTCATTGCTTTAGTAAGTTCATCTTTATATGGAGAAAGTTGTGGAGTACTCATTATGGTCTTGAATTTGGATTATATAAATGTTTATTTGCTTTATACCACTCAATTGTTTCTTTTAGAGCTTCTTTTAAGTTTCTCTTTGGCTTCCATCCTAAATCATTAATCTTTTTTGAAGATAACAATCTAATAGGAATCATTGGTGCTTTGTTATTCACATATTCAATTGGATTTGTATTGTTATCCAATTCTTTGATTGTTGCAAGTGTTTCATTTACTGTAAATCCTTCGCCATAACATACATTAAAGATATCGTATGTATCATTGTTTTCTGCTACAAAGATAAAACCATCTGCCATATCTTCAACATGCAATAAATCTCTTACTTCCGTACCATCACCCCAAACTGGAATTGGATTTAAACCATCTGCTACTTTTCTAATGTTTGCAGGAGTAACGTGACATTTTTCAAAATCAAACTTATCATTAGGGCCGAATGCATTTGAAGGTCTAACAATCAAACATTGCATTGGTTCGTGAATTTGATTAGAAAAGAAATCACATAACATTTCACCATATCTTTTCATACCACCAACTGCCTTATAAACTGGCAACATTGGAGTAGCATGAACATTGATATCTTCGGTACAAAACTCAGTTCCCATATCAGGGTAAGTTGTGTTAGATGATATGAATAAAAACTTTCTAACTTTATTTTTCCAACTTTGTTCCATTAAGTTTACGTTCATTTCCACATTTGGAGTAACGTGTAATAATGGATTAAATTTAGTATCTAATGCGTTTGATGTGTTTGCTGCACAATGAAATACAACATCTACATCTTTACTGATTAGTTCACAAAACTCTGCATTTTGTAAATCTCCTTTAATGTGTTCTACTTCCGATGTTCCTTCGAAATCGTTTCTCAAATCTCTACTGAATGATGTTGAACGAAGGTTTCTATAACCCTTTTCATGTAATAACCTTAATAAGTGTGAACCTATAAATCCACTTGCACCTGTAACTAAAACCTTGTCTGTTTTTTTCATATAATTTATTTAAATATTTCCCAATTAAGAACTACATCTTCTACAAATTTTTTCGTTAATATGGATGATGTGTGGCCATACCAACTTCTTTCTAAATACTTTTTTTGTGCATCCAAATCCATACCATTCATTTCTCTCCATAATACTTTTGGTAAATCACCTTCCATATTATAATCAAAGTTTCTAATACTCCATTCAATTATTCCACCATATAAATGTACGAAATTTTCTTCAAAAAACCAAAAGTATTTTTTAAAGTCTATTTTGTCTGCATATGATTTTACATATGAGTTATCAAATTGCAATTCTTTTTGTTCCCATGTGTTACAAATGTCTTTATTTTCTATTATACATTCGTATATTGATTTTTCTTTTGGGGTGTGATAATATGGTGGCGTTTTTCCTTCATTCAAATATTTTACACTAAAATTATTATTCATATTAAAGAATTTTATTTTAGTTATACCATTTACATGTAGAAAATTCAAAAGCATATTAATATATTCAAACCACTCAAAGTATCTTTCTGTATAAGTCATTAATTTATCCAACCATTCAAACGTAACCGGGTCTATATTGATTGGATTTTCAGTAGGATTAAATCCACCCGTTAGATGAAAGTACCCATGTTCGTATGGTGATTTTTTGTCTTTACCACTAATTAAATAATCGGTGGTGTGGGCCCAACTTTCACCATTTTTTCTATATCGTATTTCTGGATTTACTGGATTATATTTTTCGGGTGCAACAAAAAAAGAATTACGAGTTAAACTCGTCCATTGTACTGCAACTACTATATCTTCGGGCGAAATACCACTCTTCAATAAATCACTAACTTTATAAATTATAGAACGAACAATTGATTTATTATCATGTGTTATTGCACCATAATTATGTAAAGTATGTGTATCTTTTAAATAATGTTGTAACCAATTGGCCCAAGTCCAATCTTCAACCGGGTCGGTTTCCCATCTCCTTTCATCGCCTATGTTAATTCTAAAATTATTAGTGAATGAGCATCCGGATACTACGATGTGTTTCATTATAATCTACTTTTATATTCTAAAATTGATTTTGTTAATCCTTGTTTTAATGTAGTCTGTGGTAAAATACCATATTGCTTTTGTTTATCGGCACCTAAACATCTAATTGGGTCACCATTTGTTTTTGTAGAATCCCACGTAATAACTTTAGTTTTACCTGTAATTTCTTTATAGCATTCAACAATGGTTTCAATTGTTTCTTTGATGGTAACTGCTTCTGCACATCCAAAGTTAATAATATCACTAACTTCTTTTTTAACTACATCAATTGCAGCTTGTGCAACATCATCACCAAATACAAAGTCTCTACGCGATGAACCATCTCCCCAACAAACCATTTCCTCACCTTCTACATTAAATAATTTCCAAATGTTAGAACTAATAACAGTTGCATCTTGTGCAAAGTTATCATTAATACCATATATGTTTGAAGGTCTAATAACTGTATAGTTTTTCCAACCATACTGAACTCTTAAAGAGTCCAACGTTAATTCACCCATTCTTTTTGTCCAACCCGGATGCCAATCCAAACGAGATGGAGTAGATGCCCAAGTTTCTTCTTGATTCCATGTATCACCTTCATTCATTACATCCGCCGGCTTATAAACACCAACCGATGAAAGATATACAAACCAATCGACCTTTGCGTCAAATGATGCTTTAATCATATTGGTATTGAACATCAACATTGGGAATAGATAATCCGCAGGTTGAGTTGATGACCTTGCTGGTGAACCCTTAACACCTGCTATGTGTAGAACGATATCTATTTTTTCATCTGCAAATAAACTTTCACAATGAGATAAATAAGTTAAATCGGTTTTAATTAATTCCAATCTATCTAAATATTGTCCTTTTAAAAAGTTTAAGTTTTCACTAAATCTAAGGTCTACTGCATATACTTTTGCAGCACCTTCTTCTAAACATTTTTTAACGGCCGGTAATCCAACTAATCCGTTTGCTCCGGTTATAATAACTTTTTTTCCTGTAAATTCCATGTTGTTTGTTTTTTGTAATCTAATTTAATTTTTTCGAATATTTCTTCAAAGCATTCATAACTTTCAAATGAATACATATGTTTTTGATTGTGTAATAATATATCTTTTATAGAATAATACCATTCATGTATTTCTTCAATCGATTTATTTTTTAATTTTTCTATTTCTTTTTCTATTTTGTTAATTCTATTTTTTGATTCAATTTCTAAATCATAACTCTCATCTATAAATGGTTCAAATGTTTTAAATCCCAATCTTTTTAATTCTGCTAAAGTTCCATAATCACCTAATACGATAAATGGTTGTAAATTAGAAAGTGGTTTAAATATTTTTTCAGATAAGAATACATTTTTTCCAAAAAAAGTTTCCGTTACCAAATTTATATAAGTATCACTATACCAATTCTTCATATTATTTGTTGCACCAAAATTAGTTTTTTCATTAGATGATAAATGTTTTGTGTCCAATTCGTATGGTAATATCTCTGCTATTTTTTCTACATATTCTTCATTGGGATTTTTAATTATCTTTGATATCTGTGAGTATAAAGTATTTTTATCCAATTTTTGTATGAAAGAAAACATTCCCTCTTTTAGTAAATCATATTTTATTGCAAAGTAGGCCATAGTAGCCCTATGTTCCTTTGTCATTGTTTTGTTATTACATAAAAATTTATGAGGTCTAACGATGTTAATATCCAAATCCATTACATCTACCAATTCACATATATATCCCAAACTTCCGGTTGTTGGAAATTGTTTCATCATATCGGCGTACCCTCTTATAAACAAATGTCCGTTGTAAATTTTAACTTTACTTTCCGGATGTTTTTCATAATATTCGGTAAATTTACTACCACCTAAAAATATAATATTAGAACCATCGATTCCTAAATCATTCATTTGAATTTCAAATTGTCTGATATTGTTATCATCGTATAGTGGGTCATGTATTATACTAATTAAAATTTTTACTTTACCTG